TAGAGCTACCTGTACACGGGTTTATTTTTGTAGGTGACGGTATGCCAAGTGTGTGAATGGGTATATGCAGAGCATGGTTGTTGCCCACCAGATTATTCCGGCATCTTTGCCGATGGTGGTGGCACACACAAGCAGAGTGGTGGCGGTAGTGGTGACTAATGATTTGGTGACGATGTGGTTAGTCATTGGTTGTCTCACTGTCTAACGTGATCGAGATTAGTTCATCGTTCGCTTCGGTTTCGTGTCTATTCCATTCCATTATGTCGCCGTTTTTCCATAGAGTTATGGCTTGTTCTTCGGTATCTGCATCTACCCAGTAGGTTGCCCATACTGTTTCTTCTATTTCGATTTTATAGGTTTTCATTAGTTGTGTATCCAATTCGCCGGTGACGTTGGAAATGTTTGGTTTGGGTGTCTGCCGTCATAATGCTGTACGGCAATACCGTAATCGTTTCGTTCACTGTCGGTCATTGTTTCCCAAGTATCACAATCGTCTTGTGTCCAGTCGGTTGTGTCAATAATGACAAGTGTTGCTGCATCGCCGTATGTTCCGGTGTCGGTGTCAAGCCATAATCGGTTTGGGTAGTAGTCATTCATACTGTCACGGGTTTTTGTTTGCCGCATTATTTCGTTTATGAATGTGATATGCGATTTGCGCATAATTTGGTCGTAGTCGGTACTCATTGGTTAGTCCATTTCTTTGTAGTTATCGGATTTTGTTTCTTTTAGGTTGGTGTAGATAATGATTTGCCCATCGTTGTCCACGTCAATCCCGTAATTGGGTATCAGTTTTGCTAGTTGTGTCCGGAATGTGTGTCCGTCAATAACCTTTTTGGTTTTCATTTTGCTGTCTCCATTTCGTGTTGTTCAGTGTGTGCTTCTAGGTCATCTATTTCCCAATAGACGTAGGTGTGGCCGCAAGTTAGACATTCGGCGCAAGGATTACCGCCAAAGTGTGATCGGTAAAATAACCAATTCGGGCTGTCAAGTTTCATTGGTCACTCCAGAATGGCATTAGGGCAAGGTTGCCATCTTCGGTGAACCGGCGGGCATCGCCACCATCCAAGTACCCACGTATTGCTTCTTCGCCGGTTAGGTTTCTGATTTGTTCGTAGCCTAAACGCTTCAGACGGCGGCAGATATCACGGAATTGTTCCGCTATTTCTTCGCCGGTGTCGCCATCTAATGTGGTGTAGTTCCCGTTTTCATCTTCTCCGCATACCTCGACAGTGAATGTGTTTTCGTGGCTGTAAAAATTTGCGTAATCATTTGGTGACAGACGTGCGTTATCGGCGTTGTACCATTCCAATTTTGGTGCATCTGCTGCGTAGATTACGCCATAGATAGCTACACCATCGCCTTGAACGTGTGACAATGACCAGTTCAGTTTCAGGCCGGTACGTTTTGCCAATTCGTTAGTGCTGATTTGACCGACACATTCTCCAGTGAGTTCAGTGAACAATTCACCATTGAGATATTCGGTTATTTCGTCACACTCGACGTATTCGTACATCAAAGTGTTCATTTTTTCTAATGCGTTTTGACGAGCTGCATCTGACAGTTCATCTAACGTAAATACGGTTTTTGTTACCGTTATCTGTTTCATCACACTCTCCCAAGTGTTCCCCCGTCAAGCAGGGCTAGAGAGAGTATGACTAACTATTTTATCGGTGTCAAGTAACGATTAGAAATAATTTTTGCGCCAGTAGTCAAGTAAACACGCTATGCGTTCATCGTTCCATTCGGGCAGCGGGTTGTCACCATCACGATATGGTTCGCTGATATCGAATAGTTCTGGTTGTTCGCTCATTGTTTAGTCCACACTCTGATTGGCCTTGCATGGCAGGCAACACGTTGCGATGGCCGGTATTGGTTTGTTGGCCGGATTATTTTGTTTGCAGCTGCGTGACGTAGTACTGCACCGATAGCACGTGGCTCATGTGGTGTCGGTAGTTGTGCATCAGCGAGCGCCTGCCAGATGTCATCGGTAGTGAACTCATTGGTATTGGTAGCGGTAGCGACAACAATGCGGTAGCACTCTGCGAACCATTCAGGGTTGGTAGCGGTAGCGACTTGTGCGATTGCTTTTTCTTTGGCTTCGGTAGCAGCGATGATGTCGAGAAGGTTCATTGTTCCCACCCCAAGTTTGCTGCACGCCAATTCACTGGACTGAAGTTTGCTTCAACGCTTTTCTTTTCTTCGATGCCGTTGTATAAGCGAACGATGTGGAGACAGGGGTCGTCGCCTTCTTGCCATTGTTCATCTTCTGTGGCGGTAGTTGGTGTGCCGTCATGTGTTGAACAGACTGGTGGGCTGCAATATCCCATGTCGTAACCTATTTTGATCCATTCGTCGAATGTCATTTCACCCTCACCATTTCTATCGGTTTATGTTTGTTGCTGCACGTTGGGGGTTCTTTGACCGTGACGTGGGTAATCATACGTTGTTGGCAGCGCGGGCAAGACCAATGTTCACCCTTCATCAGAATGTCCGGCATTCACATGACTTGACATATCTTGTTTTTATTGAATCGTTTTCAAAGTCAGGGTCGGTATAGATGAAGCCGGTGCTGTCACATTTATCGCACCCAACCTCAGCATGACGCACACCCATGACCTTGTTGAACATTGATTTGATTTCAAACTGGTTTGGGTAATGCCCTAATGATTCAGCCATTTTAAGTACCGCTTTGGCATCTTCTTCGGAAGCATCAAGTAGCAATTCGTCCTTCACCCAGGCGTTCTTCACCGTGTTACGTGCGATGTTCGTTGTCGGATACATTCCGCACAGGCGGTCAACCATAAGTTCTATTAGTGCTGGTGTCATGGTTTGATTACCTCATAATCGGCGTGGCTCATCTTCAGTAACCGATTATCGGGTTGTATAGCAATCCACGACGGACTATCAGGATCACACAAGCAGCCCGATATTTCTTTTTCTTTGTTAGAGAAAAGTAGTTTGCATTTGTTACATCGCAAGATCACAGTTCCACACCCTGCGCGATATGTGTGCGCAACCTAGAGATAACCGACTCCGCTTGTTTCAATGTCGCACGACAAGCATCCAGTTCTACATGAAGTGAATCAGCTGCGTCCTTGTAACGGTCACGTTCCTCGCGCAACAGTTCGTTCGCCATCTGCATCGCATCAACGCGATCCTTGTATTGCTCTAACTCAAACTCTATTGGTGTTTCTATGCTCACGTCGTAACGCCTTCCTCTGTAGTGGTGTTGTTCCTGCCCAGATACCTGACTTTATGTTGTTGTCCATAGCGAAGTCAAGACATTCTTTTTTTACTTTGCAACCAAAGCAAACAGATCGTGCTTCAACAAGTTTCGCGTGGTTCGCACCCTTCTCATCCTCATTCAGAAAGAACAGGTCTGGGCCTGCTCCTCGACACGCTGCATCTCTAGTGAAACCAAACTGGCTGTTCACCAGGTTGTAATAGTCCTCGGCTGCCGACATTTCTTCTCCCTCGTTGTCGTCTTGATATTCGTCTACAAATTCCAATGCCTTAGCCCGCCGTTCCTATACAAGTATCGGGCTACCGCAAGGTTGCACCGTACATTAAACAGTACCGACAGATCGCCTCTTTGTGAAGCACATTCTTTTGCTGTGACCGTGACCCAACTGGAGTTGATAGCAAATAATCCGGTATCAAACGATCCATTCTTGTTGAGTGTCCAAACAATTTTGCCGTTATCCCAACGAGCATTGATACTTTTGGGGTTACAGCGACTTTCGCGCCATGCCACATACGAAAACGTTTGAACGGGCAACCCGAACAAAGCGATCTCATCTTCCCATTGGGGGCAACGCTTGGTTTTATCCGCCGGAACACGCTCAGGAACCACCTCAACAGGCAGTATCAGAACCTTGTCAGACGCTCTGTAAGGCTCTGAGAGAGGCGTTACTGACGGGTTGGCAGGGTTGGCAGGGGCTTCAGCAGCTTTAACCATGCTGCCGAAGGTGATCGTCCCTACTAGAGCAACGGCACATAGCCGTAGAAGTGATCTCATCGGTCCTCCAAGTTTAGCAAAAGTTAACCTAATGCTTGTGAGATAACGGATTTAGTATTCTTCGGCAATCCCTAGGAGCCGAACAAAATCCTTTACGGTCAAAACAACGTACTGATCTTCGGCTTTACCGTAGCCTCGACGTTTCGCAACAACAACCCCAACTTCTGCATCAGCGTTCACACGCTCAATCTCAGCTTCTTTTAGCCAACCAGAGAAGTTAAGGGTGTTGTGCGATTTACATTCAAAAATAAATCTATTGTCCACACCAGTGATGTCACCTTTGTCTAACGCACCTTGTAGTGCGCGTCGTTCACAGTTCGGATAGAACTGTTTCAGATAGTCAACGATGAGCGTTTCAAAGGCTGTGCCTTTAGATTTATTTTTGCTCACAACGGGTCTTTGCCCCTGCGAACCATTTCTTCTAGCCGTTGAGTGTATGCCTGGAGGAACGCTATTTGTTCACGTAGTTCTTTAGCGTCTGCTTTGAGCTGCTCGGCTTGTTGCATAAGTTCACTCTTGTATTTGTCTAAGTTCAACATGATTACGCCTTTAGGATTGTGATGAGTTCGGATATTTCTGACTTGGTGAGAGCCTCTAACGATTCGACAACACGGCCAGTTGAGTCTGATGCCATTGACAGTTGCTCTGCTTTAGTGGCGATGCCTTTGCCTGATGCCAATGCCCTGAACATACCGATCTGTTTTGTTGTTGCCGGTGCGCCAGGTTCTTTGATTTGTGGTGTGCCGTTGGCGGGATGGTTCGCTTTGGATTCTGCTACCACTTCTTCGGCAGAGAACATATTGATTACTGCTGCTACTGCTTCTTGGGTGGTGTTGAACGCAGGGTTAAAGTCATCCATTACTTCAGGTTCTTCTTCGGTGAATGATGCGGCCAACTCTTTTGCTTTGGCGAACGCTTCACGTAATGCTGGCATCTGTGATTCTTTCAGATCAGCGAGGTCGATCTTGGCTGACTTCGCAATCTTTTCGTGGTGGAGTCCTGCCGCCTTGCAAGCGTCTACGAAACGCTTGATGTTATCCATTGACACCAACGGATCGCTTGGCTTCGCTGGTTCTACCTTTGCCACTGGTGCAGGCTTCGCAACAGGTGTAGATGAGGTGTATGAAACATCGTCCCACTCTTGCTTAGTCCACAACGACAGGCATACACCGAAGCGCATACTGGCGTTACGAATAAAGTCTGAGATCAACTCTTTGAGCAGGTCAGGTTTGTTGTGCATGACCGAACCAATACCCAAGCGGCGTACACCGAGGATGGTTAGCCAGCCTGCCATGTGTGCCATGCCGTTCTCTACACGGTAAGCCGGTAGACCGTTCACATCAAACGCGGTTGGTTCCCATGTCCACTCAGGGTCAATCTCGATAAGCATTTTGGTTACGTCTGCGTGACCTACGAAGTCAAGCTGCATCCCACCTTTAGGTAGTTTGCCTACGATCTTCGGGTCTGGTACGCCGTACTTGCCAATGATTTCTTCTAGTTTCATTTCGTTGCTCCCTCTGTTATTTGTATGTTTAATGCTTCACGGATTGGCTGTGCCAATACTCTGATTGATTCTCCAATACGAATGATTGGGAACTGTCCTAACTGATTTGTCTCTGCACACTGCTTGTATGCGTGTGGTCTAGATATGCGCAACAAGTCTGCTGCCTCTGTCACTTTCAACGTGATTGTATTTGGGTCACGTAACAGTTCAAACGGTGAACCCATTACTTCGCCTCCTTAGCGATGATCCGCATAGTGCGGAAGGTTGATGTTTTCTTAAACTTTTCTGCCAACGCAGGATGCTCTGCCTCAAACTTCTTGGTATCAAACGAGGTGCGTTTGCTGTTCTTCCACGATACGACCTGAACACCGTCAATCGCACCATACTCAGCGTCCTGCAACAACATCGCCAGTTCACCCTTGATGAGTTCCTCGACAGCTTCAGCCTGCTTCTTCTGTTCACGCGCCTGTGCCAAACGCTCTAAACTCGCATACACCTCATGCCCCAATACGACCGTGTTTCCATAACCTTCGGGGTAGAGCGAGACGGCGTTGTCATAGGTGGGATCAGCCACGTCAGGCATCATGCCCATGTCGATGAAGCCCAAGAATTTGCGGGCTGCTTCTATGTGAACCTGTTTTTCGTCGCTAGTTACGGTTTGTGTATGGAACTGGAGTTGGAGGTCGCTATCAAAAATGATCCAGTTGATCTCGTTACTACCAGTACATATCGCCTGTTGAACTCCTTGCCAGTACCAGGTTCGGGAAAGTTGTCCCGTCCATCGCTTGTTATATGTTTTGAGTTCATAAAACTTTCCGCTGAGTGAACGACCATCCATTGTGGACATGAGGCGTACACCGGAATCTTCAAAGCAATACAGTTCTGCTGGTTCGGTGATGGTTTCGTTGAGGATTTCTCCTGCCCAACCCATGAGTGGGCCTTCAAGGATTGTGCCTCGACGCATCGCATCGTTCTGTTCTTTTGGCACAGGGGGTGTTGATGCCAATAGTTCCACCGCAAGGTCAGCTGGTGTGGTGTATTTGTGTTCACCGTGGATTGCTGCGGCTACTGATGCGGTGATTCGTTTCTCACCTTTTTCGTTTGCCCAACGTAGGTTAAGCCAGTCTTGGCTGCCATGTGTTGGCTTAGGGATGGTTGATAGATTCTGCATAATTCCTCCTATGGTTTGTGCAGGTATTTTTAATCTAGGGGTGTGACAAAGTAATTGTCAAGTCAATAGCTTTCATGTCGCGCACCATCGCTACAGGGATGTGTATAGCGTGGATGCCTTCTTCTTTGCAAATGGTTTGCCATACGGTCACATGATTATCTTTGGAACCTGGTTCACCTACTGGGATGAGGAACCCTACGGTGTCAACAAGACATTCACCATCATCTTCGTAGGATGGCATATCTAGCCAGCCACCTTCGGACAGATGGGTGTCAGCCCATTGGATATATACGACGGTTCTATTCGTCAAAGTCATCGGGCTTTTCTCCGCAGTCAGGGTTACGTGGGATCACCCCACGATAGACGCATAGGCAAAGTCGAGCGTCACTCATGGATGACCTCCATTGGGATACCTAATTTTGATTTAATTACTGCATTTTTGGAGACTTCTCCCCACGCAAGTAGCATTGAATCAGCTCCAGCCGAGTCACCCTGCTTTCCAGTTAGCCCATTTATGAAACGGAGCCGACCTCCGATAAAGCAAACTGCGTCCGTTGAACGTATACATTCATGAAACCATTTTGTTCCAGTTCTAGCAAAAACCAGAGCAATCCCATTTTTGTGATCAGCCATCTTAAAAAGCCAATCTCTAGTGTGACGACCGTATGGGGGGTTGCACCAAACCAGGCCAGACCATTCAGCAGTTAAACCGTCGTCGACGATTGTTAAATGTTTTTTTGCCGGAGTAAAACATTTTTCTGGACCAGGGGAGCATGGGTCTAAATCAAATTCTAAACCCAAAGCGTCAAAGATTTTTGGTGGTGTATACCACTCAAATTTTTCATTTGCTGCCCATCCATCTTCGTGAACAAAACCGCTCATTTTTTACCAACCTTCTTTCTTGCGATCCATACAGAACACTGGTGCTTGTATCGTCATGTTTCGGTCAGGGGTAACAATGGCTAAAGCTTGTTGTGGTTGCTCATGTCCGAAGCCCATGAGTAGGGCGTATTCGTCAAAGCCTTTCATGCTGCCATTCACCACCATTGACGGGGTGGAAATGTACTGATGCCAGTGACCCAACCACAATGTTTGGAATGATTTGTTGGTGGCCATGTAGCGGGCGTGTTTCTTTGCTCGCATCCGCATGATCGGTGGATAGATACCACCGATACCACCACCACCTGAGACCTGGTCGCCGTGAGTAAGCAAATGTCCGTGACCATAAATCTGTATCAGACAGTCAGCTGACTCAGGGATAGTGAATGTGACACGCTTATCTTTTTCAAAGTGTCGCTCGACCATCTTGGCAAGCAACCAGTCAAAGTTTGTTTTGACTCGCTGTTTCATTCGTGGCTTACGAGTCATGCGACCGTGGTTACCTACCACAGAAGCGACATGGATTTTGCCGAACTCCGTAGCAAGCAGGTCTACGGCTGCTGATACTTGTTCAGCCCAAAACAGTAATGAGCCGAGCATGGTATCAGCGTTGGTGTCATGCAGTTCTTCGTGGATGTCACCGCTAAAGATGTCA